GATCTACAAAGGTAATAGATCTAAAGATGTTGTTGATCTAAATACCAACAATGAAATGCCACAGCTTATTGATGATTATATAGCTGCTGGTAAAGCAATCAAAGCATCAAAAGAAATCCAGGACAAGGTATCAACTAGATTAAAAGAAATACTAGGTGAGAATGAGAAGGCCGAGTGTCATGGGTTTGTAATTAATCATACAACATATGAGAAGGCAAAAACTAAAATGGTTAAGGTAGAAGGTGCAGCTCCTACAGTAACTCGTAGGTTTTCAATTAAGGAAATTAATGGATGATCCAAAAAAATACTTTCAAATCAATAGTTATTTATTGGCTAGAAAAGAGAGTGCCAGGCTTGTTAGAAATAAAATTTATGAAAAGACAGGCCTGGAGCTTGAGGTTCCATTCATTGAAGAGCTTATCGAGTATGTTGCAATGGCAGCTATCGAGGGCCTTAAAATACAAAACCAAATATTTACAATTCATATAGATAAAGGAGTACCAAATGAACCAGAAGGAAACGATGACGATGACGAAACACAACACTAAAAATATAGTTGAGGCTTTAAGTAAGTTTCAAGAAGAGGCTAATGTAGCAAAGAAGGAAAGTAAAAATCCTTTCTTTAAATCTACTTATGCTGCATTAGAAGATGTAATAGCAGCAGCTAATCAAGGGGCCAAGTATGGATTAGCATTCACACAAACTATTGATTACGATAAAAAGATAATCGATGGAGTAGTTGATACCACAATGTATGTAACTACAATCTTAATGCATAAGGATAGTGATACAGAAATTACATCCAGGTATTTAATTGTACCAAAAAATAATAAGTATGATGACAGCCAGGCCCTGGGATCTGCAATTACTTATGCTAAAAGATATTCTTTACAGGCTATCTATGGATTACCTAGTGAGGATGATGATGCTAACTCTTCAACACACAATCCAAAAGTAACTAAACCATCTGAAGAAGATATGAGATGGATTACTTTTTCTGAAGAGCAAAGAGCAGAGATGTTAGGCATAGTACAGAATGCAGCAGAAGATATGGAAAAGAGATTAGATCTTCTTGAGCAATTTGAAAATGATAACAAAGTTAAATGGGATCTATGTAAAAAAGCTCATCCAACAGCTGGTGATCAGATTACAGTTAAGTGTTCTTATTTAAAATCACAATTAAAAAAACAAATTAAGAAGAAAGATGAGGTAAACAATGCCAAACCTAATGATAACTAAAAAACAATTAAAGGTTTTTGATTTCATAAAGAACTACCAAACAAAAGAAAGAGTACCTCCTACTGTGCGTGAGATTGCAAAGCATATGGGATGTGTTCATTCTAATGTACATCGAATGCTGCGTTTACTTGAGAGAGATAATCTTATCAAAGTACATCCAGCTAAACCAAGAGGCATTGAATTGTTATGAAAATTTTTAAGAGTAGATTTAGTAAAGAGTTTATCAAAGGTTTAATAGAGGCATTTGATGGTACTGATGATGTGGTAGTTATCACAATACCTGGATCTTCTGAACCTTACATAGATCCTTATCAAAAGTTTTACTCTGCTAATGATCCAGAACTTTCAAAGCTAGAACATAATCCAATGTTTCCATCTAATGTTGAGATCAAACCTTACGAAGAATTTTGGTTTGAAAAAAATAGAGATCGCATTGAGCATATGTTTTTAAAAAATCCAAAGGAGGATCCAAGTGGTAACTGATCAGACAAAAGAACTAGATAGATTAACAGAAGAAAATAATAATTTAAAAACAATAAACAAAGGCCACAAAGATTTGAATGGTGAGCTGCAAACTAAACTATCTAAAAAAGAACAAGAGATCGTAGCCTTGTATGAAAATGTAAAATTAAAGGACAAGACTATATCAAAATTAAAGGATAGAATTCAAGAGATAATTAAGCAGCTAGTATTATTTTGTAAATCGTGAAACTATTTGTTTTGATTTTATACCTGGGTGTAGGATCTGAATTGTACATGATGCATCCTGTCCAGGTTACAGAGGAGCAATGCCAGGATCCTCATGAGCATAATTTATTTGAGCATCGTATCATTAAAGATGGTGATGCAAAGCTAGATAGATTTTTTTATTATGATTATGTAGTCTTTGGTACTTATTGTGCTGGTTTATTAGGTGCAGTAGAGAACATACCAAACACTTTACCTTTAAAATGATTTTAAGAGCTTTACAGAGGGTTGTTTATTTGGACACCCAATCATACCGGCTACCCTCTTAATGTTAATCTATGGGCCTCTCTGATAGCCTTTTGGCTGCGTTTATCGAACACTTCCATAGGATAACAGTTTCTATCCCCAAATCCGAACTCATTGTTTTTTGTTTGGTAAGATGCAAAGGTTCTTACAAACTCCCTACCATCCTCCTCAAAGATGTCATAGATATATGCCTCTGTAATTATCTCTGCACACTTCATATTATGGTAGTCGTTCTCACCGGCAATCGTGCTGTCACCAACAATGTCAAGCCAGGTTAATTTCTTAAAAAAATATTTTGTATTATTTATGGTAACTGATTTCATTACCGGCCCTGGCCCTTGTACTTTTTAAAACTTCTTCTTTTAGATTTATTCATTTTTGCTTTGCTTGGGTTCCTACCTATATTTGTTTTATGAAAGATAGGTTCATGAGGTATGAATGTTGTAAACTTTTGTTTAGACAATCGTACCATCCCATCTATTATTTTTATCTAATCTCATAATGTAAAGTTTAGGTTGTCCATTAATGACAGCTCCTGTTCCAATAACAAATCTCATTTTAAAATTACGAGCATACTCAAAAGCTAGTGAAGATTGTTTTGTTAAGCAGCCACATTGCATTGACCATATTAATGAAGAAGGATTTGAGAAGTATTGTATATTCATCTTCGAATGAAAATGGCCCTGGATTGTATGAAGTCCATATTGCATGGCCAATTTTAAACCATCAGCCGACATTCCATGCGTAGCAAATGCTTTAGATCCATCTGACAATGGGATTGTAATATCATCTACCCATTCCCATCCTGGGCCTACTTCTAAAAACTGATTATAATTTTTTAAGTAAGCTCTTGGCATTCCATGTTTTAATGCTCTTCTGTATATTAAAGATGAATGATTAGAATGTAGTAGTGTCATTTCTGGAAAAATTTTTTCTAATTTATGTAATCTTTTTTTAGCAGCTATCAACTCATCACCGGCTGACATAAGATCCGGATCACTATCATGCATTGATAGGGCATGAGCATCGGCCTCATCACCCAGGTTGAGTACAAAGTCTGGCTTAATTTTTTTCTTTAATGCTTTTAAGAATGCGAATGCATCTGGATGTTCCCAGGGGCAATGAAGATCTGATATAGTAAGTACCCTTGAATAGCCTTTAGCCGATGAACTCATCTCGATACCATTCCTTTACATTAAAGCCTGGACAATGTGGTTTCTTTGGTTCCACATCTGAATGTCCAATGACTTCGATTTCTGGGTGCATATCTTTGATTGTTTGTATTACATTATGAAGTGTGTACATCTGATCTTCTGTAAAGTTATCGCCTCTTCCCACCAAGCACACACCTATACTTTTACTATTAACTGCAAGAGCATGACTACCCTGTAGCCTTTGATCTCTTCCAGGTTCTAACTGTCCAGATCTTCTAATGATCCAATGATAACCCACATCATCCCAGCCTCTTTCATCTACATGCCACCTTCTAATATCAGCAGCTCCCACATCCATATCAGCTGGAGTATCAGCACAATGTACTACTACATATTTAGTTTCTTTTCTTTCTACCATTGCCATTTTAATGTACCTTTTTTATTGTTAATATATGTTGTTTATCTTCTGTTAATTCTGCCATAACTTTAGCACATTGATACTGAACTGTATCTGGATTAGATGTTCTTCTAGCTACTCTAGCTCTCTCCAAACAAACTCCAAAGTCTGGTTGCTTACGATATTCTGTAAGCTCACCATTTAAAAACATTAATAAAGCTACCACCTCAATCATTAGTGTGTTCCATTTCCATTTGAATATTTAATTTCTCTGTTTGCATCTTTTAATTTTTCAATATCGTTAAGAGCTTTCTCTAATTGTTTAGTTATAAATTCTATATTAACTTTATTAGTCATATTCATTTCTTGATTTTTTTCTAATGTAGCTACTGACTTGAAAAGATTTTCTATTAAAAGAAATTGCTCCTGGTCAGCTGGTAAAGATCCAGCCTGGCCCCTTGGCCATTTAATTCTAAACTCTGTATTTAATTCTATATCTTTTTCATACAATTCTAATTGTGTACTATGTTTGTTTTGAGTTTCAATCAAACCAAAGTAGGCCCATACTCCAGCACAAGCTCCAACTACTAGGGCAACTATAGTTTTTATATCTGTAGCTATTGCTGATTTTTCTGTAATAGGTTTCATTAGTAGTTAGGTGGCCCTCCACATAAGGCTAACAATACCATTGCTATAATTAAGCAGCCTGTAAAATAATAATTCATAACACCTCATAAAATATTTGTTGTAGCTCCTAACATAAATATCCAATACACAGTTAAAAACATATAAACTCTTAACCTCATTTTTTGTTATTAATTTTTTTTAACTTATCAAAACTTCTAGCTCCTGTCATACCAAGTAAAGCAAACAGAACTGTCATAAGGGTAGAGCTGTCCAGGGTAGGAAGATCTATTGTTGTACCTCTTAATGCACAGATCCAATTAGTGATTGGTATAACTAAAAATTGAAACATAAAAGCAAACACACATACCCAGGCTAAAGAGGGCCTCCATAATCTTTGCATCCAAGACATAGCTCCTGTAGCTTTTGCATCTTCTCTATTTATTTTTGCTTGTTCTTTATCTACATCAACTAGAGCTTTCATTAATTCTTTTTCTATGTCAGCTTTTTGTCTTGCAATTTTATTTTTATCAGGCACTAGATCTACAGCTTTGTTTAGTATTGGTAGTAGAGCAGTTAGTCCTTGTATCATGTTGATATTCCTTTCCTAATTTCTTGAGGGTTACATCCAAACTTTATGTACATACCAGCAGAGTTTACATCCTCTGGGCCTATGTCTATAATTTTGTCTAATGAGTTTTGATAGCCTTGCACCATGCAGCTGTAGGCATCTGGAAATGTATTAGGATATATGTGTGGAGGCAAACAAGAGTTTGCAATAGATGAGCATAGTATCATGACAAGTACATATTCCATTAAATAAATTTTCCAATTTTTAAACCTCCTAATATTATAGAAATTATAGCTCCAATATAGAAGATCACTTTAAGACCACCTCGGCCCATAGCTACTTGCTGCTTTAATTCTACAATGTCTTTTGTGTTTTGATCTAGATCTTTGTGGATGTGATCTAACTTTTCGTTAATGTGTTTAAGAGTTACACTTTGTACTGTTGCTTTTTTAGTAACTCTTCCCATGGCATACCTATAATGCTATTGTATCTGCCTCTTCTTTTGTAAGAGGTTCTCCAGCTATTAACTTTTCTTTAGCACTTACTCTTAAATCTGCAAAAACTTTTCGTTTTGCTTGTGCCTCTGCAATTTCTTCAGCAGTTGGTTCATTAGATGTAAATGTACTTCCATCATAAGTAAAACCAGTTTTAACTGTGTCATCACAATCAACCCAAAACATAGTAGGTGCTACTTCAAATTCATTTTCTTTAACATCTACTACTTTATTATTTAATATTAATGCTTTCATTATTTATACTCCTCTACTACACATATTCCATCAGCACCTACTGCACCTGCTCTGTTGTCGTGAACTCCTCCACCACCACCAGAACCAAATGCCTCTCCTGCTGTTGCGTTTGTTGTTGTCCAAGGAGAAGCTGTTCTTCCACCACCTCCCCAATAAGATGAACCACCATGTCCACCTCCAGATTGATCTTGTGTTGATTGAGCAGAATGTTCTTCTCCTCTACCACCATGTAAATTTATATCTGCATTAGAACCAACTCCACCATCTCCTGCATTTTGTTGTGCTTGTGCATCTGCATAGAAACCTCCAATTCCACCAGTTGCAGAACAGTAAGAACCAAAAGATGATGTTCCTCCAGTTCCACCTTGAGTGCTTGAGTTTGCAGAACCAACAGTACCACCAGTTCCAACTGTAACTGCGACAGTAGAAGATAATGAAGATACATCAATTATTTCTATTGCTGTACCTCCAGCACCACCTCCTCCACCATGGTTGTTTGATCCAGAACCCGAACCACCACCTCCACCAGCTCCAGTAACTATAACTTTAATTTTATTTATGCCACTTGGTTTTGTGTAAGTACCAGATGATGTAAAAACTTGTTGTGATTGAAGTCCACCACCAGTTTCCCCAAACTCAAAACCATTTGCACTACTATTTACTTTTAATGCTTGAGATGCAGAACCAATAGCTAAAGGAGTTACTTGTCCACTTGCATTAGTAACAATTACTTTATTGTTACCAGCACTAGCTAAACTATCAGCTACACCTTTAGCAAAGTAAACCCATCTTGATCCAGCAGTACCAGATGATGATGGGGCCTGGCCAGATTGAGCAGAGCTATCTATGTATAAGTAAGTAGATAGAATACCACTATCAGTAAATTGTACTAAATCATTTTTCTCATAAGTTGTACTATTGTTATAAGTACCTTTGTTTACAAATCCTAGTTTTCCTAAATCTATCGTGGCCATGATATTACAACACTATTGTGTCTGCCTCCTCTTCGGTTAATGGTTCACCAGCAATTAACTTTGCTTTAGCACTAGCTTTTAAATCTGCTTTAGCTTGTTTATTTATTTCTTCTTGATTTTCTAACTCTAGTTTTTTTTCTTGTATATCTTCATCACTAATAGGTGTTGTTCCATCTAACCAAGTGACTTCATTATCTCTTGTAGAAAAAATAGCATTAGGATTTATTGCTGAAATTGCATCTGCTATAGTAATCATTATTCTATACCCCCATCTATTTCAAATATAGTCATTCTTCTACTTCCATAAGAGTGAACAGATGCTCCACTACTCTCTGACTTATATTGTATTTTGTATGTTATTGAACTTGTTGAATTTGGAACATCTAAATGATGGAAGAAACTTGGATAATATCCTCTGTCATTTGTATTACCAGAATATCCCATATAACCATTGCCATGAGCCACAACTGCAGTACTATCTCTCATTATTTGTACAAACATACTTGCACTCGTACTTGCGTGTCTAGTTACACCTAAATCTGCTATAATTAAAAAATCATTTGATGCACTTGTTGGTGTAAGTGTAATTGAAAGTCCTGTATCTTGATATGAAGTTGAATTTGTAGTAATATTTGATGCATCAGTATCATTATAAACTTTTAATATTTTTCCTCCTTGATCTGCACCAAACTCATATCCTGTAGCACCACTATTTACTTTTAATATTTGTCCAGCAGTACCGATTGGAATACCATCTAATGCTCCAGCATTTGTTTTAAATGCAATCTCTTTGTTTTGTAGTGTTGCTGCAACATCAGTACCATCAGCTCCTTTGGCTGCAAGTTTTGTCCACTTACTTGCATCACTTGTAGCATTACCTTGAGTAGCTGCGATAGCTATAAATGTTTCGTTACCAGATGTAACAATGTCATCAATAACATAAGCTGTTGAGTTATTAAATGCTCCTCTGAATACCGGTTTAATTCGCCCTAGGTTTACTGTTGCCATTATTCACTCGCCTTTGGGTTATCTGATTTGACTTTAGATATAGCATCTTCCCATGTTGTAG